ACCTCGTGGTACTGCAGGGCAATCAGGGGCAGGTACAGGCCCGGGTTGCGGTTGAAGAAGAACAGCAGGGGCAGGTACACGCTGTTGGTGTTGGTGCTGTCGGCCAGAGGCACGGCGCTGGAGGCCATCTTGCCGTAGTTGATCTTGTCGGACTCGCCGAGGAACAGCTCGGCGTACAGACGCCACCAGGACTGGTAGTGCTTGTCGATGCGCTGGCCACCGATCGTCAGCTCAATGGACGCCACGGAGCGCTCGGCCACCCAGTTCATGTCGAAGTTGGCGTTGGTCGAGGTCAGGTTCGCCGAGGAGGCGAGCGGCTGCAGACGGATGTACATGTCGCCGACCAGATCGCCGTTGCGGGCAATGGTCACGGACACACGGCCGCTGTTGGAGGGCGTGCCGTTCACGGTCTGCTGGATGTTCTCCATCGCAAAGTTCGTGTGGCGCTTGTACACCGCCTGGAAGAAGGTCACCTTGGGCTGACCGGTCAGATAAACGTCCTGCGCTCCGTACGCAACCAATTGCATCAATCCCCCGGCCATGTTCGCTTTGTACTATCCCCCAAGAAAAAAATTTAGACAGCTTTCCATTTAAACCCGCCTGATGACCGAGACGTGCCCTTGCAACACTTGCTTATATGACCGGTTCCAGCTCCCGTCTTTTCACCCGCGGCGCGGATGGTATCGAACTCTTCTATCAGAGTCTTGCCATCAAATGACCATTGCTGGATCTTCGTGAACAGCAGAACCGTCTTGGTCTCCTTATCATCCTGATTCACAAACTTCCAATGAAACCCCCCGGCTGTTTTCCGTCCTTCCTTCCCACTGCACACCCGTCCGATGTTCACGGACAAGGCTCCGTTGCCCTCTGAAGCCTCCTCGACCGACTCGAACGTCCTGAGGAGTTGGGTCCCATCCTTGGACCACTGCTGGACTGGTTTGCGGTTCGCCTCTTTCAAAAGTTCCTTGGCCTCGTCATCATGATGTTTACCGAACATGTGGTGGCGCTCGCCTGCGTGGGCGACGCTCATTAAGACCTTGGTGTCCTCATGAAGCACTTTGTTTCTGTTCCCACCGGTCTCATTATTGTAGCCGTTTGGAGCTAGGGTCCCACGCTGATCAATCTCCTGGATCTCAAGGTCGTCCATGCGCTCTTGCCAATTGCCCTCTCTGGGAAAGGAGTGAAGAATTTCAATCTGAAATTGGTCCCATCCGTACAGACGAATGGCGTTGTAGAGGTGGCGTCTTCGACCATTGTTCGCTTCGGATATGTGACCGTTCAGGCGGATTTGAAAATCATCCTGAACCGTCTGACCTATATATTCACGGAATGGGTCTAGTTTACACTTTATGGAATACACAAATGGCATCAACCTAATTTTAGAACGAGGGATTTCTTTAGTTCGCGAACGCAACGCCACCGAGACCAGACTGGATCCGCAGGATGTTGTAATTGACGGCGAACATGCGCTGCTGGAGGGTAGTATAGGGCACACCCGTCTTGAGGTTCACTGCAATCTGGGCCATGTCGATGCGGCTGAAGTTGCACGTACCGCTGGGCTGGAGTTCCTCCGGCTTGATGGCGAACGAGTACATGTAGATGCCCGGGTACGGAGATCCCGAATGATACACATAAGGCTGATACTGGTTAAAGTACTTGCCGCTCTGGGGTACAAAACGATCCGTGCCGTTGAGGATGATCTTGGCCTGGTGCATGGGTCCCACCTCCTGTCCGTAGACGACATTCGACGTTGAGCCGTACTGGGGGACGCCACCTTCGCTCCAGAAGACGTTGCCGGTCAGCACATTCGACTGGATAGAGATGGTGGTTCCGGTCGTGAGGACGCCGTCAGCCGTAACGTACAAGGGAGACGCCAAGGGCGACGGCGTGTAGAGAACGGGGGCTCCGGTCCAGTTGGGGATCTGGGACGCGCCGGCCTGGGCAATCTGGTTGAGGTCGACCGTCACGTTCACGTTCGCCACGCTGGACGAAAAGTTCCAGAGGGCATTCGGGTTCGTGCCGATAGAGTTGTTCTGGTAGCACCAGATGAGCTCCTTGACGGGGTGATTGTACTGCATGCGGATCACGCTCGGGGTGTTCTCGCTGCTGGAGCCCACAGGGTCCGGGTTGACGTGCTGCACCTGCTCGATGAGGTACTCGTGGGGGGTCTTGGCGAACTTGTCGCGCTCGACGGTGTCCAGATAGACGTAATTGGCCCAGACGGCGAAGGGGTTCGTGCCGAAATAGTTGGCGTACTGAGAGCTCAGCGTGAAGTCGATGCGGACCTCGTGGTACTGCAGGGCAATCAGGGGCAGGTACAGACCCGGGTTGCGGTTGAAGAAGAAGATGAGGGGCAGGTAGGCGTAGGCGATGGAGGTGCCGTTATTGTTGGGCGTGGCGATCGAGGCCAGCTTGCCGTAGTTCATCTTCTTGGTCTCGTTGAGGAAGACCTCGGCGTACAGACGGAACCACATCTGGTAGTGCTTGTCGATCGACTGGCCACCGATGAAGAGCTCGACCGAGCTGAAGGCGCGCTCCGCCACCCAGCACATGTCGTTGCCGACATTGTTCGACGTCAGCTGAGCATACGATGAGCTGTTGGGCTGGAGGACGACGAACATGTCACCGACCAGGTCGCCTGAGCGAGCGAGGGTCACTGAGACGAGACCTCCCGGGCCTGCGTTGCCCGCCACGGTCTGCTGAACAGTCTCCATCGCAAAGTTGGTGTGACGCTTGTAGGCTGACTGGAAGAAGGTCACCTTGGGGTCACCGGTAAGGTACACGTCGGAAGCGCCATAGGCAACCAGTTGCATCAAAGCGCCACCCGGCATTTTACTATAGCAGGAGGAAAAAGTTCAGAGCCAAAGGCGCTGCGCCATTCCCTCCCCCTGATTTTCTCAGTCACTCATACAATGTCTCAGCGCCGCCCGCCCCCTAAGACTCCCCCGCCTCCTCCCGTTGAGGAGGAAGAGGAGGAATTCGACGAGGAGATGGATGAGTTTGACGAGGACGGTATGGATATGTTCGAGGCTCTGGGTGGCCTCCTGGCGACCGAGGACGGTGAGACTGTCGCGACCCTTCTTGCGGGCCTCAAGGATTCCGTCGAGGGCGTCGCTCGGCAGCTCGAGGTCCACAACAAGATTATGGTCAAGATTCTGACCGAGATGAAGGGGTCCAAACCGACCCCGGAACCGCAACACATCGCCGCTCCCGCTTAAAAAAGTATAGCGTTATTCTATCAATGAGCACTCAGAAGGTCCACACAATCAACAAAGACGTCACACCAGAACATGCCGAAGAAATCAGAAGTGCAAACCAGACGACAGAAATCAACTCGTGGACCTTGGAGGAGCTAGAAAATTGCATCACGAATGCTGAACAAGACGCAGGGTTCAGCATCCGCGCAAACGCCCTTGCGGCCGACAAATCATGGGCCTTTGTCCTTTTCCCGCCGAGCCAGGAGCGGGACGCTGACAAGTACCCAAAGAATTATGAGACTGAACACATCAAGATTCGAAAGGATCGCTTCCTGAACAGCTGCCGGACCCTGCTGACTCGCATCGGGTCTCTGGGGGTCAGCAAGCAGGCCAGTAAGGACATCAACAGTGACGAGTTTACACTCGAATTTAGGGTCCGTCGACTCATCACCGACCGCAAGGAGATGTATGAGCAGTTTCGCCTCTGGGACCGTCGATGGAACCGCATCAACGACCCGACGCTCGCCATCGACAACTCGGACACTAGCATCAAGGATGACGAGAAGAACACTCCATACCAAAAGCTGCTGCTCTTCCTTTTGACCAAGACGTATGACGAGGGCTACAGGCGGTACCGGGACCAGTGTTGTGTCCAGATTCGCAACACCCGAGCGTGGCGACCAGTCAAAGAGATCAAGGACTTTGTGTACGACTCGACACAAAAGGAGGACGAGCCCGAGATGTGGAAGAACCTCACGAGCCGTGGCAACTGTGTGAATGACATCGTCAAGCACTTGACCAACTGCAAGGACTTTCAGTTCCTCGAGATTAAGAAGGACCGCCACGTCTGGTCGTTCCAGAACGGACTGCTGGTCGGTAAGGACTGGGACGAGACGGATCAACGATACAAGATCAAGTTTTACCCCTACAATTCTCCTGAATTCCGCGAGCTCGACCCGACGCTCGTTTCGTGCAAGTACTTTGACTTGCCCTTCGACCCCTATGCGACTACCGGTGACTGGTACGACATCCCTACCCCGAGCATGCAACTGGTCCTGGACTACCAGAGGTTCGAGGAGGATGTCTGTCGATGGACCTACGTCTTCATGGGTCGGCTGTGTTTCGAGGTGAACGAGTTGGACGGTTGGCAGGTCATTCCGTTCCTCAAGGGCATCGCGCGTTCTGGCAAGTCGACGCTGATCACCAAGGTGGCCCGCAAGTTTTACGAGTGCGAGGACGTCGCGACCCTCTCGAACAACATCGAGAAGAAGTTTGGTCTCCAGAGCATTTACAAGGGGTTCATGTTCATCAGCCCCGAGATCAAGGGCGATCTCCAACTCGAGCAGGCTGAGTTCCAGTCGCTGGTCTCTGGGGAGGACGTGTCGGTCGCGCGTAAAAACGAGACGGCCCTGAGCTTTCAGTGGAAGACGCCTGGAATCCTGGGTGGAAACGAGGTGCCAAACTGGAAGGACAACTCGGGGTCGGTCCTGCGTCGTCTGGCGACCTGGAACTTTGGGCGCCAAGTGATGGATGCGGACCCGCACCTCGATACGAAGTTGGAGGCTGAGATCCCGGCGATCCTCTGCAAGTGTCTGCGGGCCTACCTCGAGTATGCGCACAAGTACAGCGGGAAGGACATCTGGAACGTCCTGCCAAAGTACTTCAAGACGGTCCAGAGCCAGGTGGCTACAGTGACCAACTCGCTCCAGCACTTCCTGTGCTCCGAGAAGTTCAAGTTTGGTCCGGAACTCCGCATCCCTCAAAAGATCTTCATCGCGCAGTTCAACCAGCACTGCAAGGAGAACAACCTAGGGACTTTCCGGTTCAACCAGGACTTTTACGCGGGGCCGTTCAGTGCGAAGGAGCTCGAGGTTCGCACGGAGTCGCACATCTACAATGGCGCGACATTCGCGACGCAACCATTCATCTTTGGTTGCGACTTGTTGGCGAGTGAATAATAATCTACACAAATACCAGATGGACAAACAGCGTAGCGCTGCCGCCCGAAAGCTCCAGGAAGCTTTCCGCCGGAAGTTTGTTTTCTCAAATGCGTCGGTCAAGGGTGTCAAGTTTACACCCTCGAAGATGACGACGCAAATTATTCGGTTTAATCAACCCACAAACATTTCCAAGATTTTCGACTCGGAGCCCAAAGGGTTCAGCGAGATTATTGGATACAAGGGCTCCCAGAGGATGGCGTCCGTTCGGTGGGTTCCAGGTCGCGGCTGGATCGGCGACCAGAGTGACGTGGCCCGGATTGCTGCCAGGCGGCAGGGGCAGACGGTCATAATCACAAAAGATTTGATCGAGATCAAGGGTTCTGGAAACTACGAGCCGGCCATCCTCGCCGTCGTCAAGAACGGTATGGCAGACCGTAGCCTCCTTCGGGCCACCCCCAAGTTTGTC